AGTCTCGTGAGAAGTCTCTGTCAGCTGCTGTCCTGTAAAAGTTTTGTATGTTTTGGTTTACGCCTGCCATGAATATATTTATGTCTCACGGGCATGTTTCCATTGAAAGACAAAAAAAAGCCGGCTGTTTCCAGCCGGCTTAAGTATAGTTAGAATACTTTATTAACCACCAATTAACTCTTGGAAGTTAGTATCAGTTCGGGTCGCATAGAAATTTACTAAAATGAACTCTGCAGACTTAACAGGTTTTAAGTAAATGTCAACAACTAGCTCGTTGTTATCAATAACCTCTGTAGTATTATTACGTTGATCACAGACAATCAGATAATCATATAGACCATCAGATTGCTTAACTCTTTCGAAGAACGGTACAAGTGTGTTAACGACTCTTGTTCTTGTAAATAATGTGTTATTTTCGAATAAGAAAAACTTCATTACAGACTTAGTAGCTTTCTCTAGATATAAGAAGCTTCTACGTACGTTAATTCTATCAAAAGCACTTGGCTTCTTAAGAAGTGTCTTTTGACCGTAAACAACAATACCTTGATCAGGAATGCGTGTAATAGGATTCAAGTTAAACTTATACAATTCATCACGCTGTCTTTGGTTTGGTGAAAACGCTACGTCGAGAGCATCATTGATAATACCTCGTGAATAACCTGCAGGCGCTGCCCATGGACCTTGATCAGCATCAGTTGATGCCATTCTAGCCGCAGCAAATCCGGAGGAAGGTACATATACATATAAACCACTGTATGTATCATATACCTTCATATAGTTTGCAAACACCGAAGAATATGATGTATTGGTCAGTTCAAATTGATGTCTCATAGCCCAATAAATATCAGTAGAGAAATTCTTACCAGGTATATTAATAACTTTGTTATCTTTACCAGTTACAAGAATTTGTCTAATAGGGTCAGCGATAAAGAATACATCTCCACGTCCTCCATCTTTAATAGGTCCGCAGAATACATTAAATTGGCTAAAAATAGTATTGTAGTAATCTCTAGCGCTTGTATCTACTAAGTCATTAGATGTTCTTAGTGCTTCAATACTGGCAGCAGTCTTTGTATCGTCGAAGTAGGTTAAACCTGTAGCACAGACTGTTGTCCATATTGTACCTAAACCACCTTCTGCGATAATATCAATATCAAAGACTTCATCGTTTCTGATTCTTTCAAGAGCACGACTAACTTTTCCAGGTATATTGCCAACCTCCTTCGAATTAATTTTTACTTCGCCGTATGCACCGAGAGGAAATAGAGCATCACCAAAGCCAATGGATGTTGAAGCAGCCGTTAACTGAGTGAGTGTACATCCAGCGTTTACTGTAGCACTTAGTGTTGGTGAGCTTAATGCATTGATAAGTTGCTGAGAAACAATTCTTACTTTCTTAGCAGGTGTGCCATCTGTATTTAACTTAATACCACTGAAGTAATCAGACATATATGGGTTAACAAGAGTCTCAATATTTCTCGATGAATTCTCAAGATTTTCGAGGAAAAAGTTAACTGGCTGACCGCCATTCTCACTATTAATCTGTCTATAATAGCCAATCGATCCATTATAACCTTCTTCGAGTAAGTAACTGAGCGTTGTTGCATCGTTAGCAAATACAGATTGTCTTAATTTAAAGACACCGACATTGAGGGTATCATCAAACGATCTTGTACCTGTATCATAACCTGTAATTTTTTCTTCCATTATCTGCGAAACAGAGTTTGTAGCGGGATTACTACCAAAAGCTGCAGTCGCTGTTAAGGAGAAATCAAGACGTGTAGTAGGTATACTAATATAAGATGTTAGACCTGTACTACCTGCTGACTGGGTTACAGTATAAGCTGTCTTAATAGAATCATAATTAGAAGCAGGGTTAATATTTGTATTATCAGCTAAACCGACGTAATAACCTTGATACTTACCATCAATAACTGTTTGACCTCTATTAATTATAATGAGACCAGCACCTGAAAGATCACTTATTGAGGAGAAAGAAGTAAGAGGTGTATTGCTCCATGAACTGAATAGATTACCACTAACTAAATCTGTGTATTGTGTTTGTGTAATATTAAATTGTGTTGGTTGTCCGAGTAAGTAAGTACCTGAAGCAGCTTCAAGAGTAGATGAACCTACTGCTGTTACTGGATAAGCAAGAACAGATATCGAAGAACCAAATCCTTCTCCTGTACCACTACCGTAAGGTAATCTATTTACAAGCAAATTTGCGGACGAGTTAAACGTTGCTTTTACTGTGTGATAAAAATATCTTTCTGCAGGAGTTTTAGGATTTCCATAAATCTGTTCAAACTCTGATAAACTTGTTACACTTAAAACCTCATCTGTTGGTCCTTGATCAGTATAGCCTGTTACATAAACGGTTGTGCCTGCCGGTGTTGGTGTTCTCAGAGAAAGATCTTGCTCCCTGATTTCCACCCCCGGTGATTGAATTGTTCTTTTCGCCATATAAGTATTTATACTTTTTAAGTATAAATTTTAACTTAACAGCAAGGTATGTAGCTGAGAATAAACAAAAGTGAAAGATGATTCAATTTCACCACCCTCTCTATAATTATAGTTAATACCACCCAAATCAGTTGGAAAGGCTTTTGTATAATTAAATTTTATTTTTTCATTATTATACTCATCAAGACCGTATATCGTTAAATCGGTTTGATAATCCTTAAATCTATCATCTTGTATAAGATTATCATTATCAAAGATGCCATTATATTCATCGTGTAGTAAATTGATCCACTTGTAAATTACCCAATAATTATTATATTGATTATCTATGGTAAAATTAACTGTTACAGGCGGGTAAGGATTTTTACTATGCGACGAATTATATAGAGTACTACCTGCATATCTAATTTCTAACGCTGGTACTGTAATTGCTGGTACAACAGTACCGTAGATCGAAAACTGTAAAGCATCTTGTATAACGGTACTATTTTTTCGTTCCGAATGTTTATTAATTTTCTTAAGTGCATTAGGCAGCTGAAACACGAGCTTGAATTTATCAAGGTGAGTTTTATTAAGAATTGATTGTTGATATTGGTTAGCGGCCATATGGTGTCCATCCTTCCTGCGCTAAAGTTTCCATCTCAGAGTATTGTTCTGTGCTACCCATACCGAAAACAACAGGAGTCATGTATGGATTATTTAATCCTACTACTTCGAAATCGTTATATATAGAAGTAGCATTTTCAAAGGTAGCAACACCAAAGTCCATAGGCTCAATAGTCATTGGTTTACCGTGATCATCTAATTCGAGAATATCAAAATATCTTTCTGTTATCTCCTTCTCAAGTATAAAAAGAGCGTACATAAATGACATGACTCTATCATCATGATATCCACCCTTAGCTTTCCATGTACCGTTAGGATATCTGACGAAGTCACGCATCTCTTTAAGTGTATTAAGATCTTGAATAGTAACAGAGCGTGTTTCGTTAATAAAGTATCTCATATTCATTACACCTTTATATTTGGTGTTAGTATGAGCTATCATACCCATTTGAGGTCTACCTCTTAGAGCAGCCTTAGCACCGTATGATACAACTTTCTCGTAACCTACATCAAATGCAAGTCTATCAACAACTTGAGCTCCGCAATTATTACGTTCAATTAGAGCTAGTGGTGATCCCCAGTTTAGTAATATAGTGTGTACTTTATTGGCAAACTCTAGAGGTGGTATATGTCTATTATGATACATAGCTACTTGTTTAATATCTCTAATATCAGTTATATCTAGTATCTGTATAACAGAAGCATCTACACCAACTCCTTCAGATATATCAACTCCTGCTACATATACTCTTGACGGGTCCGGTTCATCCCAAATTTTATAGTTACCTTCTTCAAGTATAATCTTAGCTTCTGTACACTTAGCTGACATATCAGCAAATAACTCTTCATCAATAGATGATTCACCCGAATTGAGGAAAATGCAGTTAAATTCTTGTAACCAAGCCTCATTAGAGCCAAGAGCTTGCTTTGTAACTGCAGCCCATTTTTCGTCTCTACCAGGAACCTCATTCCACATGATTTTATCATACCCCCATCCATTT